AAAAACTATGGTCTAGAAGTTCTTAATGTAAAAGAGCTTTCTAGTAAACTAAGAGACTTTGTGCATATGGATATGGACACTAACAGCTTTAATCTTAAAGACTATTATCCTATGAATACTGACTATAGATTCTTGCCTGGCGAATTAGCAATACTGCTAGGTGACACTAAGTTAGGTAAAACAGCATGGCTGCAAAGTCTTATGGTAAAACTATCTCACATGAATGTAATGTATTTATCATTAGAGGTTGGTGATTGGCTTATCTTTAGACGTTTCTTACAAGCTGGTAATGAAATTACTAAGCAAGAAGTTAATGAAACGTATAGAATATATGATGAAGATAGAGTTAATAAGATAAATGATAAAGTAAAACACATTAAAGTAATGACTACTAGTCCAGACATAGATTCTATGAAACAACTTATAGCTGACAATCAGCCACAAATTGTTTGTATAGATACTATAGATGCAATAGAAGTTAAATACAATAATGATCCTTTTACTAAAATGGAAAAGATAGTTAATAGTTTAAAGCAAATAGCAACTCAAATGGATGTTATATTCTTTGGTATATCTCACATATCTAAAGGTGCTTCTAGAGATATGCTTACTGTTCACAGTGCTAAAGGTAATTCAGCAATAGAACAAAAAGCAGATAAGATTCTAGGCATACAAGGACAAAGAGATGCAAATAATATAAGAGTTATTAGGTCATTAGCATCTAGGGACGAGACAGACTTTGAAATGGCTTTTGATTTCGACTACAAGACATTTCAATTTAAACCTAGGAGTATATAATGATTAAATATAAAACTCTTGGAACATCTTACGATAATCAATGCGGTATTTCTTTAATATTTTTATGGTTATTCTCTATTACTATGTCTTATAATATAGTAAAGGGAGACCATATGACTTTAGGAATTAGTGCAGGTCCCTTTGAAGTATCAATGGGTTTATCAATTTGGAGAAAGTTGTTACCATGAAAGCAAGATCAGCGAAGAACAAAGGCAAGAGATTGCAGAATATATTAAGAGATAAACTAGTAAAATTATATCCTGATTTAAAGGATGACATAGGATCTCAAATAATGGGTATGACGGGTGAGGACATTGTCCTTACCCCTCATGCTAGAAAGAAACTACCTTTTTCTTTTGAATGCAAAAA